ACTTCCCAATCTTTGCCAGTCTTTTGATCAACCAACACCAACCTTTCCAATCGAGTTACTCCTTCAATATCTGCTTGAAGTTCTTTCTTACTTTCTTTCTTAAAAATCTGAAAGTCTGCTTCTCTAATTCTCATCTAATATTCCGTTTATTTTTCTATCTCTGAGTATTGCAGTCGCGACCGGGTCGAGATTGGGATATTCATCGTCTTGTAAATAAAGAACTTCAGAAGTACCGCAATTGAAGTCGAATCCAAACTCCATCATTATCTTTGGATTAAAAGTTGCTTCAGACCTAATATCTGCTCGAACTCCTTCTATGTTCACAAAAACATCATTAAATAAACAAACTCTCATGTCATCCCATTTTAGAAAAGGATCTACATAGATGTCTCTATGAGAGAATATCGTTCCTATTCTATAGCAACTTGAAAAAGATCCTCTATCTTTATTCATATCCGGTATGAAAAATGAAGTATCTTGTATCAATGCTGCAATCTTTGGTGAAACCAACACATTTTTATATGGTCTTTTTGCTATTTCATGAACCAAATCAATAGAATAATCTCTATCGGAGATTCCTCTATAATCAAGTGGTGATAGATTTTCAGAATCGAGTATCTTTTTAATCGACATAGAATGTATAGACCTTCTAAAGTCTTGTTTTATAATGCTTATCCATTCTGACCAAACATCTATATTATTTGATGGTAGATGTATAGGAAAGTTTGTTGAAATTGTTTTAGTCTCAAAGCAACGAAGATGTATGTTATTTTTAAAAAAACCAGAATAGTCGAACATTTCGACCTTTCCGGAATTTATCAAATCAATAATCTCTCTATCGTCCATTGCTAACATACCAAACCAAAAACTCATACTCTTTCTCCTGTTTCAGGATCATAGTTCATAATTAAAAGCTCAATACCTTTTTCTTTCTCAACACCTTCAGTTTTAATAACAGCAGATGGTCTATGAAATTCTTTAGAAGTCCAAATGTATTTGTCTTTTGGTAAGATTTCTTCTAATAAAGGAAAGTAGTAGTAAGATAAAGACCATCTTGATTTAGTAGTCTTTAATAACTCTAACAATCTTCTGTGAGAAGCAACTCCAAAAGTATTCTCTGTATCACATCCGTACCAAAATAAACGTCTACCGTCATCATCATTTTTAACGTCGTTAAAACGAGCATATGGTGGGTCTAAATAGATATAAGTATCTTCTGAATCATGTCTTCTAATTACTTCTTCAAAATCAGAATTGTTAAACTCGGTAATATTTTGAAGTCTTTTAGTGTATTTGTTTTTCTCAAGCTTGTTGATTAAAATAGAAAGATTTAATTTGTCTTTCTTTTTCTTATATCCTGTGAATCCACCACCTCTTGGATAAACACTGGAGAAAGAAGATGTTATAAGAAATGCATAGATTGCACCTACTTTGAAATCACCAATCTCAAAATCCATATTATCTAAGAAATCATTCTTAACATATTTGTGATAGATTGCCTTAAAGAAATCCCATTTCTTATCAACTTCTGTTTCTGTTGTATGTAACTCGCCACCCGGTGCTAAAAGTGTTTTTAACTCAACCAAAAACTCTTCTGGAGAAGCACAACATCTCATAAGATTGGCTTGGTGTCTGTTTCTATCATTGAAGATAACATTTTCAAACTCTAAGTCTGAATCCATATAGATTGCAAAAGAACCTGAAAATGGTTCGATGTAAGTTTTACAATCTTTTGGTATTTTTGGCGTGATGAATGATTGGAAGTTTGCCTTACCCCCGAAGTAGCTTATTACCGACATATATTTATTTATTTGTTTTTATATTAGTTTTGTCCAGTTTGTTTGAAGAATTCGTCAAGAGAGTTTGGTCTAGAACCAACAACAACATCGTTTTCACTTTCGATTATCTCTTTTCTAACTCTCATCAATATTCTTCCTAAATGATTTAGTCCTTTTCCCTGAGAAACACCCCAAAATCTATCATTCCAGTCATTTCCTTCAACCAATGAGAAATCTTCTGTGCTCAACAAAAGTTCTTTTAGACCAGGATCTTTAAACTTTTCTCTTACACCATAAAGCATAAAGTCTATTTTTTTATCATCCCAGTCTTTTCTGACTTGCATTTTTCTACCAATTGACTTAACAATCGCGGCACTTGGAATTCTTGCTATCATTTCTCTGAAATCACCTATGGTATAGTGCTTGCCGTTTATCATCTGCTCGTTGTTACACTTCATTGCAACATAATAATGTTCGACAGAAGGATATACTATACCTTGATGTTCTACTTCACACGGATGAAAGTTGGATAAAAATCTCCAACGACCTTCAAATTTATCTATTATCATAATAATTATATTAAAAAAAAGATATTAGTTTACCAATACCACCAACTACAGTCTTTGTAATTGTCTTCGTAGGATACATCATATCCATTAAGCTCTCTAAAAAGTGTCTGTTTTGATTTAGATCTCTGTATTCTGTTGAGAGTCTTTCTATAGTGCTTTGGGGCGGTATGGTAATGTCCGCGAAACTCGTTCCAGAATTTCGAGTATAGCCTTTCTTCTATTTCCGCTTCGGTCGAGGTTCTGGTGCAATAAAAATCCGAGTAATAGAGATTCTTTAGAGAACGATATTCTTTTTCTCTTAACCAGTGTTTGTTGTGATGTTTGTTCATGAGTGTAAGTTATTTTTTATGTACTTACAATCGGTCCAATAATTTTTTCATAGTATTATATATTCTCTATTATTACTTTTTCTAAAAAATCTTTTACTTTAAGGTTATTTTCTTCACAATGTTTCTTAACTCTTTGATGTAGCTCCTTTGATATCTGAATAAAAGTTTTATCAGAATTATAGTTTTTCTTCGATTTTTGATTAGTTTCTTTATATTTTTCCATAAGGAGAAAGATATTTTTTTATATATACTATATATGAAAAAATAAATGATTTGTTATGGTAAAGATATGTAAAAAATGTGGAGAAGAAAAGGAATTTAGCGAATTTCATAAAAGTAATAGAATTAAAGACGGTTTTAAAAATGAGTGTAAAATTTGTATAAAATTATATAGAGAAAATAACATAGATAAGTATAAGGTATTGGAAAAGAAATATAGAGACAATAATAAAGAAATTAGAAATAAAAAAAATAAAATATATAGAGAAATTGAAGAAAATAAAATAAGAATATCCGAAAAAAATAGAGAAAGATATGCTAAAAACGTAGATAGATATAGAAAGAAGAACAAAAAATACTATCAAGATAATAAGGATAAAGTAATAAAATCACACTGTAATTATCTAAAGAATAGAAAAAAAATAGATTCTCTTTTTAAATTGAAATGTGCAATAAGAGTGTTAGTATCCAATAGTATTAAGAAAGGTGGATTCGATAAAAGATCAAAAACTGAAGATATATTGGGTTGTTCATTTGATGATTTTAAAAATCATTTAGAGTCTAAGTTTGAGAACTGGATGAATTGGGAAAATCACGGTTTATATAACGGTGAGTATGAAAAAACTTGGCAAATCGATCATATTATACCAATATCTTCTGCAAAAACAGAAGAAGATATAATAAGATTAAATCACTATAAAAACTTACAACCACTATGTAGTAAGATAAATATGTTTGATAAAAAAAATCTCATTATCAAATGATAATGAGATTGTTAGTGGAGATGATGGGGCAATGCTCCCCATGTACTACTCAGTTGTTAATAACTAATCTTTACAAGCTTAGTAAGTTTTTCTAAACTTACAAAATATTTAGTTTTTTAGCCTTAAACATACAAAAAGGTTTTCGCATTTAACCTGCGCGAGACAGTCGGAGAATTTTTTTTGATTAGTTCTCTTATTAAACTAATTCTGGAGTGTTAGCTCCAATTGCTTTTAGGGCCGCTACTAAGTCTTCACGAGTTCCTACTTCATTTGTTTTGCCATTTACGACGTTGCCTCTTAATTTATAAATCGGACACTAGACAACCCGATACTTGCATAACTACCACCAATCTGCTAGGCGAATCTATGACATCCCCATAGTTGTAATTGTTATTTCTTTTAACAAAGATATATATAATATTCTAAATACCTAAAAAGTTTAGTTTTTATTTTTAAAAAGGCGCCCCATCTTCATCATCATCATATTCCGGTGAATAATAATCGACTATTAATAAAGGATCTCCCTTTTTAGTTTCCCAGATATCAAACTCTGCATCATAATCTGCCATTATATCGTTTGAAAGTTTTTTCAAAACTGCAAATGTTTTTATAACATCTGATAATTTTTCTTTAGTTTTAAGAACTATTTCCAATTTTATACTAGAATCCGAATTCTTTAAACTAACATTGTTTATTCCAGAGTCTTTCAAAAAAGTTCTCAATAGATAAAGAAGGTGTTCCATATCGTCATCACCCTGTGCATCATCCTGACCTTCATCATCATTTTGCGAACCATATTCGCCAAAGAAATCATCATCGTCATATTTATCTTCTTTAAGATAATTGTTATATTTTTTTAGTCCCATCTTATTTAAGTGCTATTTTTAGATATGTCTCATCAAAGACTACTTCTTGATCAATTCCATGCTTCTTCAATATCATTGAAAGAGATACCAATGAATCGTGTATTGTGCTTATATCAGATCCTTCTAAATCAAGACACATATAAGTTACTCCACCATCAACGGAAATAAGTCTATCTAAAGAATTAATAGATTTTTTTACATCCTCAAGAAAATCTTTATGCTTGGCTTTTGCTTCTAAAGATTGCTTCTTATAAGAAATCTGTTCTTCTAAAGATCTTTTAGTTGGAAGTGATTTCCAGTCTATCTTAATAGAAGCCTCACATAATTTAGTAAGGAAAGTCATATTTTGTCTTTCTTTTCCGGTATGTTCGTTGAAATATCCAACAGATACATTTGTACATTCCGGAATATCATCAAGAAATGACGCAGAATCCGTATAAATACCAGTATTATCTGGTTTCATACTTAATCCATTTGCAGTATAGGCGTCACATAAAGCTTCTGCAAACTCAGGAGAACAACAATCTGTACCCATTTGAGAAGTTATTATAGAGTGATAGTTTCTTCTATCAAAAGAAACACATCTTTTAACATTTTTTAAATAATCTACACTTTCATAAATATCTGCAAGTGCGTGCGATCCAATACCACCTCTTTCTTCTCCAATGAAGAAATAATATAAACCTGGTATGTTATGTGCCATCATATAAAGCATAACGGTTGTTCCTGATTTATCATCTGCACCTAATACAGAACTACCATCGGTAACAATGATTTCATCTTCGCCTTCTTTAATAGAGAAAAGATTAGTTGTCATTTGTGTTCTATCTGCGGTATCTAAGTGACATGTAAACATAGTTTCTGTATGGCCACCTATTATGGTATAATAATTACCAACCACATCTTTTTTCAATTCTGGTAAGAATTGAAGAACCTCATCTTCATTACCGTGTGGATATGTCTTTGTTACAAGTGATAAGAAAGTCTTTCTTGGATCTTTAGGACTATATACAAACTTTTCCACAGAAATAGGATTTCCATCATCATGTGGTTTACCACCTTTAATACTATTATATAGTTTGGAGAACTTTGTTATTTCATATTCATTTATAACATTTTGAAAGAAATATCTGATAAACTTTCCAATCTTCATATCGTTTTTATTTCCATTTTCAAGAGTTACGTTAAAGCACCAATCTACTTTAGAAACATCTACTTTTTTTATTTTCAATCCATTGAAGTATTCTGCGTCTGGTTCAATCATCCACATAAGCTCAAATGCTACATAACTTCCTTGTTTTTCTAACTTTTCTAAAATATCTTTAAGTTCTTTTGAAAACTCTACTTTAGGTAATTTTTGTTCTGCCATATTTTTTATAATTTTGTTTATATATTAATATCGTGTGCATTTACATAATCGACTTTAACTTGTCCATCATTCATACCTGGATCCTTTTTGACAAACTTTCTTTGACAATAGACAACGGTTGCATGTTCTTTGTCTTTTGCTTTACTATTCTTTTTTGCCAATTCTGCAGCCTTTTTAATAATAGTTTCGGTAGGTAGATTTTCTCTAACTCTAATAACTACGTGACTACCAGGAACTCCTTTTACATGCATCCATATATCTTCTTCATCTGCAACATTAAAAGTAAGATGGTCGTTTGATTTGGCATCTCTACCTAAATAAACTACGAACCCATCTATATCAGACTTTTTAATATCCGGAAATTTATCTTTTTTTCCTTCTTTTAAAAAATTATTGAATTTTTTTAGATTTCTCATAGATTATATATTAAAAATTAAAAACAAAAAAAGCCACTCTTATGAGTGGCTTTCTTATTATCTTTAGATATTAGTTTAAGAACTGAGCGTTATCAGTTACAACTAAAGTCATAAATTGTTTTTGTGGGAACCATCCAACTTCAGCAACTGCATATCTAGATCTTAGTAACATTCTTGGAGCAAAAGTAGCTTCAGAAATAACTGAGATAGATTGTGCCATCAAATAAGGTACGAAAATGATACCTGGTTGATCTGGGTTGTTTTTTCTTCCTAAAACGATTCTGTTGTCATTATATTTCATGTATGGATCAACATAGATAGCGATATCTCCGATAGAACCTACAGGGTATAATTGACCTTGTCCGTTTAATTTAGATTTAACTGGGTTGATAGTATATCCAGCGATGTCTTGTAAAGCTGCAGCTAAACCTCCGTTTGTTACAAGGTATTGAGCAGGTCCTACACGACCTTCTGTTGCGATGTAGTTAGAAGCGTGAGCAATTTTAGTGATCAATTTTCTTTGTACAGCGTGTGTAGTTTCACCACCATTCATTGCACCAACATAAGAAGTATCTAAGTCGAAGATTGTAGAAGCAGTAGCAGTAACTTGAGTTTTTCCTGTTGCCAATGGAGCAGAAGTTCTGTTTAATGAACCCATTTCAAAGATTTTAGCAACGATTTGTTTAGAAATTGTTTGAGACAATTCGTTAACAAGGATAGATTCCATTTTTTGAACGATATCCATACCTGTGTTAGCTTTAATGTCTTCGATTTCTGTTCTTCTTAAAGCTGAAGATACTTCGATAGTACCAACTGCGATAGTTTTAGAAGAGATTTTTGGTCCGATAACACCAGCATAAGTATCATCATCTTCTTTTCTTGACATTGGGTAAGCACCACTTGCAGCGTTAGCAGGAACAGCTCCAAAGTTTGTTGAGAAACCTGGGATATGATCTTCTAAAGCAGATACTAATTCAACTGTACCTGTTGCAGCAACGTTACCAACATATTTAATTTGGCTTTGCATAGAAGCGATAGGTGTGAAAGTGTTTCTAGTTTGATCAAATGACCAGTTAGCAGTAGCAGAATCAACAGCAGTGTGTGCAGTGTTTGCTTGTCTGTATGCTCTAAAGATTGGGAAACCATCGATTCTAGAGAATCCTAAGAACTCAACGATGTTTTCTTTGTTAGAAATATCAGTTTTAGAGAAAGTACCTGCTGTAGTAAAGGCAGATGTAGAAGAAGTTGCGATAGTCGCGAACAATCTACCACCATTTAATCCACCAGTTACTTCACTGATTGCAGGTTTTGTACCACCAGCCGTATTTGCAAGCTCAACTCTGATTGCAGCAGAAACCTCAGCTAATTTAGTAGCAGCTAAGTTTAATTTGAAGATTTGTGGTCTTTCGTCAGAATCACCTAATCTAGTATCATCATATTGGAAATCAATATAAAGTAAATCGATTTTCGGACCTGGAGTTGGTTTAACAGCAACTAAGTCTAAACCAATTGTTTGAGCAGCAATTTTCATTGCAACTGGTAATAAGTTTTGACCTACATCACCTGATCCAGTTAATGAACCTGCAGCTAAACCGTTAGTTTGTCCTGCGTATGTTCCTGGTTGTGCAGCCAATACGTTACCCATACCCGCAACGTTAGATGCGTTTACGTATGCATTTTCGTTGATTGAGTGAAACTCAGCGTATTCCGCCATCCATTCAACTCTATCACCAATAACACCCATGTTTTCTAAAACTGGTGCCCATTTCTTTGTAGCTTTCGCTTTGTCTATTCTAATGTGTGACATAATTTGTTTTTATTTTTTATTTTTTTAATATTCTATATATATCGTCCAAAAACCTTATTTTTACAGGTGTGGATTTTTTATAGATTATACGTTTTTGAATCTTTCCATAATAGCTGTTACATCATTATCAGACAACTTATCTTCTTGGATAAGAGCTTCGTGAGAAACAAGTTTTTTAGATACAGATTCATTCTTTTTTAGGTTTCTAGTTGCCCAAAAATGTTCAACTTGACCTTCAGTCATTAAAACTTCTGCAGGATATAATCTAGCTTGTGAAATGATAGATTTTTTTGCAGATTCATTTAACTGATCCCAGATAGCCTTTGTATTTTCAGGCATTAATCTGATTACTCTTTCTTCAAGAGTTTCGTTTTTAGTTGATAATGCTTCAGAGATTAAAGACAATACTTCTTTTTGTGTGAAGTAATTACTTTCGTTTATGTGTAATTTTACTGTCTCTTGTTCTTCGTTTGTTAAAGCATAATAGCTATCAACTTGTGATTTAGATAAGAATTTTAAGAAATTCAAATCAGATGTCTCAGAAACTTTACGTTTTTTAGCTTCTTCGATTAATTTATCAATAGATTCAGATAATTCAGTTGCAGAATTTCCGTTTACCTCATAGTTATTTGGTCCACATTCTTCTTCTTCTTCTTCACCTTCGTTATCTTCGTTATTTTCGTGTGCGTATGCGTTTTCTGGTGCAACCTCGGCAATACCATTAACTTCTTTTTCCTCTTTTTCTTCAGAATTATAAGCTTCTTCTGCCTCTTCTTCCTCTTCGTCATGAGATTCAAAACCATGTGCATTCAATGATGGGAAAGCACCTTCTGATTCATTTAATTTACCACCATTTAATTTCTCAGTAATTAATCCTGCGTAAGAAATAGTTTTGTCTAAGTTTTCAGCAATGTATTCAGAATAAGCAATGTTATCATCTAAATGTTCAGCAATGTATTCAGAATAAGCAATGTTACCTTCAACGTGTTCTGCTAAGTATTCAGAGTAAGCAATAGAGTTATCAACGTGTTCTGCGATATACTCACCGTAAGCAATAGATTTATCTAAGTTTTCAGCAATGTATTCAGAGTAAGCGATGTTTTTATCTAAGTTTTCTGCTAAGTATTCAGAGTAAGCGATGTTTTTATCTAAGTTTTCAGCAACATATTCTGTGTAAGAAATGTTTTTGTCAAGATTTTCAGCAACGTACTCAGAGTAAGCGATGTTTTTATCTAAGTTTTCAGCAACATATTCAGAATAAGCAATGTTCTTATCTAAGTTTTCCGCTAAGTATTCAGAATAGTTTACAGCCTTTTCAAGATTTTCAGCTAAATAATCGTTATGTTTGATTAATTTTTCTGTAGTTTCTTTTAAAGATTTGTTTTCATTTACCATAATTTGAACTTTCTCAGCTAAGTAATCTAAATATTTAGCTACTTGTGAATTAGTGTTGTTCAATTCATCGTAATACTCAAGCAATTGCTCAAGTTTTTTAGGGTTCATATTCCCTTTAGTAATGGCACTCTTAACTTCTCTCTTAGTTGATGCCAACTCTTTAACCAAATACTGAGAGTAGTCAGTTAGTTGTTGTTTAGTAACAAATTCGTTGTTGTTCATATTAAATAACTCTTCCGTTTTTGACTCATTGGATAAATCATATATCCTAAAGTTAGATTTTGGGTTGTCATAACCAAGTGACTCATTAAGAACCTTTACACTCATTTTCGCCGATGCAAAACCTGGGTCAGCAACGATGTCGTAAGTAAATAGTTTTTTTAATGATACAGTTCCGTCAGATTCGGTAATACCGGCAGCTCTTGATGAAACGAAAATAGGACAACCATCGTCAACTAACGATTTTGCCTCTTTTCCCCAATAAGTACTTAATAATCTGATTTCACCTTCCACCAAGTTTGATTCTTTTACGTAATTAGCTTTTGTAATTACGTGAGAAGCTCTTGAAAGTGAAGTATCGAAAACGTCTGGATGGTCAAATTCACCATAGACAATTCCAAGGTTGTTCATTCTTTCATTCATCTCCTCTAAAGCAGGAAGGAATCTATTTGCAGTATATACTCTCTCATTTCTGTTCTTTACATCGAACTCAGTGAAAGTACCACCTAAAATATAATCCTTCTTACCAGTGCTTGAACTTTCTCTTACAAGAGAGTTCGTTGAATTTTCTACAATTAGAACTGGTTTCATGAAATAGTTTGTTTTTTTTTGTATTTTATTAGAGTATATATAAACCACGAATTCGTAGAAATTTCAAAGGTGGATTTTTTATAGTCTTTGTTAAAAAAAAATTAATTGAAAAACTAAACTAAATCATGTTTTTTTATAGAATAGGTAGGTGGATTTTTTACAATCACATAGAATAACATAATGATACTTACAAGAGAAATTGAAATTAAAATAAATGAGTCCAATTATCAATACTATGAGGACTTAGGATATGATATTTTAATAGGCGAAACAATAACTATACCGGTAGAGCTTCTACCAAATGGATCACATTATAAAATCAAATGTAAGTGTGATGGTTGTGGTTTGGAAAAAGAAGTAATCTATAAAAACTATCTAAAATACGATAATAAAAATTGGGGAGATTATTCTTGTAGAAAATGCTCTGAAGTAAAAAGAAAGGAAACTCTTAGAAAAAACTTTGGAGTGGATTACCCAATTCAAAATAAAAAAGTATTGTCAAAAATGAAAAAAACTCTAGTAGAAAAATATGGAGTTGACAATATATCAAAAAAGAACAAATCAAATGAGTAAAATTAAAGAAGGAGATATATTTGAAACACAGATAGAATTCTCAACATCAGGAAATGCAAACATAAAGATAGAAGGAAAGGAAGTCTTTATACACAAAAAGAAAACAGCAAACGCACTTCATTTAGATATTGCCCGTGTTGAAATATTCCAAGGTCAAAAAAAGTTAGAGGGTAAAGTTTTAGAAGTAACATCTAGATTCAAATCCGAGTTTGTAGGTACTGCACAAGTAAAAAATGATACGGTATTTGTAATACCGGATAGTCCTAAGATGGTGGTAGACTTTTATATAAAAGGTAAATCAGATGTAGAAAATGGACAAAAAGTATTAGTAGAGTTTTTAGATTGGGATCTTGGTAAAAAGTCTCCACGAGGAATAATAACTAAAATATTAGGTTTTGTTGGGGAAAACAATACAGAGATGAATGCAATAATGTATGAATATGGATTGCCAGTAGATTTTCCGCAAGAAGTTTTAAATGAAGCAGAACTTGTACCAGAAACAATTTCTGAAAAAGAGATTAAATCAAGAAAAGATATGCGTGGTGTAACTACCATAACTATTGATCCAGTTGATGCAAAGGATTTTGATGACGCGATATCAATAGATATGAGAGATCCAAACAATATTCAAGTAGGTGTTCACATAGCAGATGTTGCACATTATGTAAAATTTGGAACCGAGTTGGATAAAGAAGCATTTAAAAGAGCAACTTCTGTATATTTAGTAGATAGATGTGTACCAATGCTACCAGAAAGACTTTCAAATGGAATATGTTCACTTAAACCAAACGTAGATAGATTGGCATTTTCAACAATATTCACATTAGACAAAGATGGTAAGATAAAAGACACATGGCACGGTAAAACAGTTATACACTCTGATAGAAGATTTGCATATGAAGAAGCACAGGAGATAATCGAAGGATTGGATGGTGACTATCATAAAGAAATTCGTCAGTTAGATACTCTTGCTAAAAAAATAAGAAAGGCCAGAATAAAAAACGGATCTATTGAAATGGGTGGAATTGAAGTTAAATTCAAATTAGCAGAAGATGATAAAAAACCAATTGGTGTTTATTTCAAAGAACAAAAAGACGCAAACAAACTTATTGAAGAATATATGCTTTTGGCCAACAAATCTGTTGCAAAACTTTTAGCAAAAGATCAGTGGCATAATGTATATAGAGTACATGATAAACCAAATGGTGAAAAATTAGCAGCACTTCAAAGTGTTTGTACTAATTTTGGATATAGACTAGAATTAGATGATGAGGGAGATATTTTAAAAAATAATCTAAATCAACTTTTAAAAGAAATTAAAGGAAGTCCGGAAGAAAATATGATTGAAACACTTGTAACGAGATGTATGTCAAAGGCAGTGTATACAATCAAAAACATAGGACACTATGGATTAGGATTTACACACTATTCACACTTTACTTCACCAATTAGAAGATATCCTGATTTAATAACACATAGAATATTATTTGACAAACTAACTAATGGTAAACAAGGCAATCCTGTAAAGATAGAAGAAAATGCAAAATGGTGTTCAAGTAGAGAACTTATTGCAGCAAAGGCACAAAGAGATTCTATTAAATACAAACAAGCAGAATATCTACAAGAAAGAATAGGACAAGTATTTGACGGAATAGTAACCGGTGTTATGGATAGAGGAATCTATGTAGAAATTACCGAAAACAAATGTGAAGGTTTGATAAGATTGGAAACTCTTAATGGTAAATGGATTGCAGATACTGATAAATACTTAGCATATAATGAGTTTGGAGATCAAATTCGATTAGGAGATCCTATCAAAGCTGTTGTAAAATCAGTAGATTTAGAAAAAAAACAAATAAACTTTTTAAGGTTCTAATGGGACAGTTATTCAAAGATTGGTCTAATACCGAAGATAATATAGAAGATTTTGATTACGAAGTATTGTTACAAAACAATACTTTGGATCAATTCGAAGATTTGATATCTAGATATAAAGAATGGACTTCATTCAAAAGAGATATTAGACTAACAAATATTTTAGAATCAGGTAAAAGAATACAATTTGACATAGAATCGATATCTTTGACTGCACAACTTGGAAATTTTGGTAATGAAGTTTCTTTACAACTAAGCACTCTTGTAATAAAAGGAATGTCTTTCATTCTAAAAGAAAACAAAGTAGAAAAGCTAACTCTAAGATGTAGATTATTGGAAACTCCTATGGGTAAAGTAGTAAAAGAGCGTATGGAAAATTCAATGGATATTGATTTAAGACCGCATATAATAGACAACAAAGTAGTCTATTTTTATGTCGACACATATGAAACCGCTGCATAAAAAAAGTCACTCATTTGAGTGACTTTTTTATTTATAATAAATTTTTAAAATTCAAATTCAGCACCTCCTTCAGCCCCACCTTGTGCTGCCGGAGCTTCTGGTGCAGCCTGACCACCACCTTGTGCAGGAACTTCACCGGCCGCTTGTGCACCACCTTGTGCAGGAACTTCACCACCCATTTCACCACCCTGTGCAGGTGCACCACCTTCAACACCACCGGCACCTTCTGGACCACCACCAGCACCCGCGGCATCTTTTGCCCAATATTTTTGATTTTCTGCCTTTTCTTCTGGTGTAAGTTTGAATACATTATCCATTAACCATTCAATATGGAAGTAAGGTTTTTCACCATTCATTACCGCAGTAAGAGTTCCAAGTGCCTCTGCTTTTTTAGATAGATTGTTTATTTTCTTCCATTCCTCAAATATTTGATTTGTATAGAAGATTATATCCATTTGATTCATAAGAATCTCATCCTCTTTTAACTCAGGAAATTCTATAAGCATTTGTAGCTTAAGTGGTTTAACTATAATCTCTTTAAAATTTGCTCTCAATCTACTTATAAAGTTATGAAACTTTATCTCATCTCTTGTCATTTCTGCAGCATCTGATATTAAGTTACCACCTCCACCTTCTGCTTCAAATCTCGTCAATGGAATTTTAGATGCTCTTTTTAATGCCTGATGAAACCATTTTAACATAGATTCTTCATTCAAATCATGTCCTTGTGGAGAAACAAGTTCCATATTAGGAGTACCCGCGTCACCTTCAGGGAACCATATTTGTTTATTATAAGGTAAGTGTTTGGCACCATTTAAAGTAAGTGTACCTAATGTATCATCCCATTCAACCTCTTCAGAATAATCATGTATTAGCTGACCTATTTGTTCTTCAGCCCTTTGTCTAGAAAGACCTTTAATAGGAATAGTGAATTTTTGATATATTGTTGCATTAATTACGTTAAACATTATTCTTGTTTGTTCAAGTATTTTTAATTGGTTATAAGGTTTTATAAGTCCCTCAACATAAGAAGTTTCTGAATAATCATTTTGCGTAGAATATGATACAAAAACAATTTGTGAATCTAAAAATATTCTTCTTAATTGTGGATCTTCAGGAAACTGAATCCATAAATGTCCAACATTTGGTTCATATGCAGGAACAAGAGTTTCTGGTCTAAGTCTATTAAAAGCAATAATATTCTTCTTTTTATCATCGTAAACAATCTCTACTGCAACATAACCATCCACAAGAAAATCTTTTATCATATTCCATGCGGTGATACTATCCGAAAATCCATATTTACTATAAATTTTTTCAAAATACTCCTGATACTTATCTTTTACCTCCTGAGAGTAATCATTAGAAATTGCACGAGGTGAACAAAAATCTCTATCATCGTTATAAACTATACATTCATCTGCTACAGCACTAACCATATCTCTGATTTCATCCTTTATAGAATACTCTCTTAGAATTCTTCTTTTATCTGCATAAGCCTTATCTAAATAAGGAATAGATTTTCTACTTAAAACAGAAGCAACTGCTCTTTGTGAGAAGAAATCATACATAGAATTTCCTTTAGCTGCATATGGATCTTCGTTTATACCAATACCTACTTGGTTTCGAATTATCATATCGTCATAGTTCATTCCGTAGTTTGAAAGAGTTCTAAGTATTCTACTGAAAAGTCCTTTATTTTCAACCGCGGAATTCACAAATCCCATACCCTGTCCTTCTCTCTCATTATTATAGTTATACGATGCCATTAAAATTGTTAAAATTTTAAGGTATATATAAAATATCATGTGTCTCTTTTTTTGGAACACAAAAAAAGGGTAGTGTTTACTACCCTCTTAGTCAGATATTTTTTAATTATTTTTAAATATAAAAACTACGATTTACAACTTTTAAGTCTTTTTTACCAATTTCAATCTCATTTAATAATTTCTGAACATCATTCTGATAATTAGTTAAATAGTCTATCAATCTTTCATAAGATTTAACAGATTGTCTATCTAAAAATAGATTCCCGTCAGACCATCTTATTTCACCACCTGGTTTTATTTTTGCATTGATTATATGTGTATTTACACCAGATTGAAAGATACACATTATTGTATTTGCGTCACCACCCCTCAATATCTGTGCGGAATGAAATTTGGCGTCTTTGAATGGTCTAACCTCACCAACTAATATATTGAATTTTAATTCATTTATTTTTTTTCTTTCCTGATTATTAGCATGTTCAATAAGATTTAATGCTTTTTGTTTTTGACCAAAGGAAGATAATTTCTCTGCAGCAGAAATATAAGTTGAATAATTCATATGGAAGATTTTTAAATATTATTTACTATACAAAGATAGTTAATTTTTATTTACCGCCATACTTTTTAAGATTTTTTTGAATACGATTTATATGACCCTTCATAACTTTATACTTTTCTGATATATCTTTATTTATCTCATAAAATTCACTTATCATAGACTTCATCATTTCTTGATTTCTCTGTGATCTGGTTTCGATTTTTTTATTCCAGATCTCCATCAATTTCTTTGGATCATATACCGCGTTTGGATGTTGTGCATAAAAAAATCTTGGAAGCATCTCAGTGTGTATCTTATGTACTCTTTTTATTTGTATTGCATTATATTCCATTAGTGAGTATTCAAAACCATAACCAATAAGTTCATTATACATACCTTCATAATCAACCTTTAAAAGTGTGTCTTGTTCAAAATACTCTTCTAAAATATAGGGATCAAATATCATAACTCTAACTTCCAATGGAATAAAGTTTAAATTTACTGCCATTAAAATAATTTTATTACCGATTATCTTTTGCTCTACAACAAAAACTGGCGAGTATCTCATCCAATCAGAATCGTCTAAATAGTGAAAGAAGTAAAATCCACCGATTTGTATATCCTGAACCGCCTGAGCAGTGACCATTTTATCACTCTTTGAATATTTTTCGGCAAAAAACATAGAATTGTTTCTAAAATTCTCTTCAATTCCATTTCCATAAACCAATAAATTTAAATTAACACGATCTACTAAAGGAGTACTCATAATGAAAGATTTTTTGTTTTATATATAAATAAAAAGAAAGTAAAAACATGATAAACTCTAAACCAAATAATAGTAAATACCATGGAGGAAACTTTATACCAACAAATAAAGATAAAGTATTGAAGTTAAATTCACAAGGTGGTGTATATTACAGAAGTTCTTGGGAGAAAAAAATAATGATATGGTTAGATTTAAAAGAAGAAATATTTCAATGGGGTGCAGAATGTTTAGAAATTCCTTATCAAATGACACACTTTGAAAATGGTGATTCAAGAATAAAGGCACATAGATACTACCCAGATTTCTTTTATAGAATGAGAGGTGCAGATGGTGTTTTAAAAGAAGTTGTTGTTGAAGTAAAACCTATGAAAGAATATAAAATGGTTATAGCATTAACTGAAGGAAAATTAGAAGTACCTGAAAAAGGAATGAAAAAACTTAAAAGTTTTGAATATGACTTAAAAATGGCTTACAAAAATAAACAAAAATGGGAAACTATGATAAATTGGTGTAATAAAAAAGGATTTTCATTTATTATAATAACAGAAGAAAATTTAAAAAGTTTTAGTGTATAAACTTATAAAAAAGAATTGTTAAATAAACCAACACATTTATCCAGGGTAGAATATTAATATATTTTTTATATAGATTATCATTTATATGATAAATAACAAATTTTAAAATATTTATAAATATAATAAATAAGAAAAGATTATTTAAACCCGAAAAAAGACCTACAATTGGCCAAAATATTGATAACAATTTTGTTATGTAAAAAAGAATATCAATCTTTTTAATTGTTTCAATATTTTTATTTTTAAAAATTAAATCGAGTCTTTTTTTATTAAAAAAATGGTAAATTTCCGAAAAAATAAATGCAAATAGCATCAAATAAAATCCTGTAATCATATATCATTTACTGTAATTTCTTCCATACCCATAAGATTATTCATCTGATATTGTGTTAGTCGAATAGATTTATCTCTTTGTACAATTTCAAAGAGACCATCTTCTATAAAGGCTTCAATACCTTCTCCAACAATCCTATCATATTCATCTGGTATAGATGTATCAGAATCTCTACTATTGTAAATAGACTGAATATAGTTTTCTCTTTCTTTTAAATCAATGTGCATTGAACATCCATCAGGTCTAGTTCCATAACCTCTTCCTGCTTCTTCCCAAATCTGTAAAATAACTTTGTTCATAACATTTAAAAATAACTTATAGATTCTATAAACAAATATAACAAAAGTTTAATTGAATATAAACTATATTGAGTAACTTTTTAAGTTACTTTTAATCTATAAGCATATTCAATCTTAACACCTTTTAAATCAGGAATTCCAGAACCACTTATTTTACTTAATCTATATTTTTTAGATAAAGATTTAACCTGTTCGCTAATATCATCTACCGATGTAAATGCAATCCCACCCTCTTCAGAGACTTTAGACTCCATTCTTGAGGCAGTATTTACAACATCACCAAAAAAGTCTAAAAGTTCTACATTTTGTATTCTACATTTTTTAGCAGTCATCTTACCAGAACATATTCCTATTCTAAGAGGAAGTTCTTCTTGTTTAGTTACTTCTACTGCAAATTCTACTGCATTTTCAAGTGAATTTTTACTTTTTGGGAAATAAATCATGAATGCATCACCAATTGTTTTAACAACAAATCCACCTCTTTTACGAGCAAGTCCATCCATTAATTTAAAATGTTTATCTAATTGTGTATCCATAGTCTTTGGATCATCAGACCACATTTTGGAAGATCCAACAACATCTGTAAAAAGCATTGCAGGTGACGGACCACTATTATCCTCACTTTGATTTTCTTCATAATTTCTTTGTGCATCAGTAAGAAGTCTATTAGATCTTTTTGTAGAACTATCATTATTATTGATTGCTTCAAAAATATTGAATTTGTTTATTATTTTCATATTCTATATATAAATTTGTGTATATGATAAAAAGTTATTATATTAGCAGTATAAATAATAGAAAATATGACTTCATCTAACAACACAAACAAATATCAGGGTAGAGTATTCGAAGCTAAAGATAATTTTGGTATTGAAAAAACTATTGGTAAAAACCATGTTAGTCTTTATAACCCATCAGACTTTGTTGATGCCAAATTGGCAGAGTTCAAAGATAAAAACGTAGAGGTAGAGATAACTATAAAGATTGTAGAAATACCTTCTTGATTTTATGTCTTCTCAAAATCCTTTTTGAAGGATTTATATTTAAAGACATAGTCGCCATTCCAAATCCTGGAGGTGGGACTATGTCGTATGTAAATATTTTTTTGGTTGATATCATCTATAAAGAGTGTAGACCCATTCCGTCATTAGATCCTTCTATAGAAATAAGTCTTATTTGATGTTCGTTATCACCTTTCTTTTTATAAAGGTCGTTATATCCTTTGGCTATTCCTCTTTTAAATATTTCGGTGAAATATGCGAAAGCGTTTACTGACTTTTCCTCATTGAAGTTATACCAGTTTTGAAATACATATAGAAGTCCACTTTGGTAACAGTCCATTTTGTCGTCGTTCGACCAGTATCTCATTTTTTTGATTGTTTTCTTTGCCAAAAGCTCTAGCATTTTTTGTGCAGGTCTTGTAAGTCTTCCTTGTGCCTTACTTACCACTAATTCTATATATAATTCTCTATTATTTAAGTACATTAATAAGCATTTATTTTTTTTATCCATAAGGATTTTTATGCTTTCATGTTATATGAATCACAAATTAAAAAGTTTATAAAACAAAAAATCCCCATAAAGGGGATTTTAAAAATACTTAAAAGTATTATAATTTTAATCTTTCATTGTACTGAAGTTCTTTAACACCAAATAATTCAGAATCTAAAAAAGATTTTCTTTTTTCTAAATTACTAAGTGCAGTTGTTAAAACTTCTGATTCTCCAATCATTTTCATAGAACCTTTAAGTTTTTCAATGTTAAAGTTAACATCTTCTAATTTAAGAGTAATTTCTCTTTCTTTATCTTCTAACTTTCTTTTAACAACCAATTCTTTACCTAATTTGTTTTCAAAGAAATAAGTAAGATCATAGTTAAGTTCATTTCTTACTTCATTTACTAACTCTAATGCAGATTCGTATTTGAAAAATGAATTACCATATCTTTCATCACATCTGTATAAGAAAGTAGCGTTTTTATAGTTGAATGCAAAACACTCTAAATAAGGATTTATTAAGTTATTTACTCTTTTAACTACGTCTAACTCAACAAATTTATCAAGATTTTTAGAAACTTCTAATAAGATTGGATAAAAGTTTTTATTTACAATTGGAATAATTGGAGAATTAAATAAACTTTCTAATGTAGTCTCTTCGTTCATTTCATCATCATTAATGAATACTTTTCCTTTTTTTGCAACAGACAAACCAATTGTTAAATATTCAGAAATTCTGAAATTAACTCTATCCTCAGTAACTGATGCATACTTCATTGCAGTCTCAAGCATTCTTAAAGATTTTAATGTTTCTTCATCTTTTACGTGGTTTTCAACCAATGTTTTTTCAATTAAATTTTCACTCAAAAGAAACCAAGAATCTCTAACTAAAGCGATATGTCCATCTTCTACAGATTCCACAATTGTAAAGATAGATTCACCTTTACCACCACTAAGTAAATTTGTTCTTTGTTCAGGTGATTTTGTTAAATTGTGTACAAATAATTTAATTTCTGGAACCCAGTCATACACTGCAAGTTCATTTAAAACTTTAGACATTCTATCTTGATCAGTTTCAAGATTAATAGTTTGTAAAAGTACATTGATAGGTTGTCTATAAAGTTCACCATTATTCTTAGTGTTAAGAACATTATATAGGTTCTTTAGTTCATATAATAATTCATGACTAACCATATCATCATTTAAACCCTCTAAAAGAGTTTTAACGCTTTTATCATATGTATAAGGTTTTAGTCTTTCATTCAATGATTGAACGATAGCTTTCTCAGAAGCTTCGTTACATGCGTTCATATGTCCCTCAACTATTACAGAAATCTCCTCTTGATCTAGAGATAGATTTTTTTTAAAGTTAAATAATTCAAGTTTAAGATTCTTCATATTTTTTGATATTTTTTTTATGTTATAGAGTATATATTAACTACAAAAAGTCATTTTTTTCTATTTTTATTGATTTAGTGTTCTTGATGTTATGTTATATATCATTGTTTTTAGTTATATTCTACTTATTCTTTTTCTGAAATTTTCCCATGAAAACATCATCTCCACTTTTTTCCGGAGATCCAGGTTTATTGTTTATTTTATTACTACCTGAAATATTACTTGCTCTTTCTCGTGCTTTTAGAATATTATTAAACCATCTGGATCTTTTAGGAACCACCACTCGATCTTTGGCATAAGTTCCATATACATCCGAAGCATTTGAATTTGCACCAGTATTATAAAAACTTCCTGTTTGACCATAAGGAGTTAGTGGATTATTTGGATTAAAAGGACCTTCTACCCATGCAGGTGCACCATGTCGACCACTATTATTATTTTGTCCAAAACTTTCATTGCTATTTATAGTTCCGGTGTTTGTTTTATTAACATTTACACTACCACCGTTATTAGTATTTGCAAAAGTACTTGCAAAAGTACTTGCAAAGGTGGTATTTCCACCAGCACTTTCGTTAGTATTTTCACCAGCATTTCTATTTACAGAAGCATTAATATTAACATCTTCAAAACCTACATTACTACCATTATCAAAATAGTTAGAAACACCACCGGTCATTGTGAACCCATTACTATCATTCATACCAGATCCATACTCTCTTGAATAACCATCGTCAATGATTCGATCTCTTCTAAATGCTGGATAATATGTCTCAACCGTAAAAGAACACTTTAGTTTAATATTGTTATCACTTGTAAGATTTTTTTCTCTACTCATTTCAATACTATTTGAATCCGGCATCAAAAGAATAGCATCTATATTCATAAAGTTATGTTCAAAATACATAAATCTATAAATCCATAACGTATCCAATATTGCCTGACTACATTTAAAAGTATCTATTTCACTCGAAAGAGTGATTTCCAAATCATAATTGACTACTATTGGAACTGCTCTAACTTTACCTAAAACTTTTCTTATCTCAAATTCGTTTTCAACAACCATTCTAAGCCAAACGTTAGGATTGGCAAACTCATCAGATTTTATATTAAAACCCGTCATAGTCAAATGACCTCTTGGAATCAAATCAGTATTTAACTCAATAAATCTATTTTCAGATACTATATCATCTGAAAAGGAATCTAATAAGAATCTTTCATCACCTGTAAGAGAGTAGTATATAGGAACTTGAACAAATACATCACCCGATGTAAATCTGTTTATCCATTTTATTTGCCCCTCTAAAGTATCTAAAACACAAACTGTCAAATCTCTAAAAAAAACATCTTCAAAATTAAAACTATCACCAATCATTCAATATATATTAAATAAACTTTCTTTCTATTCCATCATATATCATTTATAAAAAATATAATATGTCAGTAAAAAAACTATTACTTTGGGAAAAATGGAGACCTAAAAATTTAGAAGATATTATTCTTCTTCCTCGAATTAAAAAACAATTCGAAAATGGTGTCAATCAACACTATATATTTTATGGACACTACGGAACAGGAAAAACCAGTCTAGCAAGAATACTTATTGGAAAATATAGTAAAGAAACTCCTTTTTTAGAATTAAATTGTTCTTTAGATACTTCTATTGAGGTTCTTAGAGAAGAAATACAAAATTTTTGTAAATTCACTCCAATGTTTGAATCAAATTCGGACATAAAATATGTATTCCTAGATGAGTTTGAAAGAGTTTCTCCACAATTCCAAGATGCATTTAAGGCATTTATTGAGAAATATAATAATAGTGTAAGGTTTATAATTACCACAAATCATATTAATAAGATTTCGGATGGATTAAAATCCAGAATAAAAACAATAAACTTTGATTGTATTGATGTAGAGGAGGAAAGATATTTAAAAACAGAGTTTTATAAAAGAATACAAAATACAGTCTTACCTAAAGAAGAAAAAGAAATATCAAAAGAAAATTTAGGTGGTATTATAAATAAAAAGTTTCCTGACTTCAGAAGTATTCTTGTAGAAGTACAAGATTTTTTAGAAACAGGTGATATAAATAATGGAGTCAGTAATATCTCAAATAAAATAAAAATAGATTTATTTAATTTCTTATATGAAAACGGAGATTATGAAAGTGTTTATCATTTTCTAATGACAAATTTTGGACAAGAGAAAATAGATTCAATGATTAAATTATTGGGCAAACCATTTATTGATTGGTCTATTGAAAATAGAAAAAACATCGATAAGTTATTTGAATGCAACTATGTTATTGCGGATTATACAAACAAATTAGAAACAAATACAGATCCAATTGTATTAGGCATGACCATAATAGGAAAGTTCAGAGATATTTTGAAATAAAGGATAGCCATAAGTTAATATATAACTTATGGCAAACTTCAATTTTACAGATTTTTATTTAGGATACCCAGGACACCCTAGGTTCAGATCCCCAGAACTCATAGAAGACGATGCGATAAGAGTAATTGTTCAAAAATGGGAAATGATTTTATTCACAAATAAAGGAGAAGTTTTTTTTGATACAGAATTTGGAGGTGACTTAGTATACTATTTACATGAGACAAGATTATCGGCAGAAACAATAGAAGGCGATTTAAAAAGACAAGTTGCAAGATATATATCAGAATTAAATAATATTGAATATACACTAAAAGTAACGTTCTTCGAGGACCCAGAAAGGTTTCAAGAGTATATGGAAGTTTTTTTCCAAGTTAGAGATTTAGATGTTTATTTGGTAGTTGGTTAAAATCTAAAATATGTTTCATTCAAAAAATCAACATAGTTATAAATACTTCTTTCCTTTATTTTCTTAGGTAAATCTTTAAAACTAACATCAGTCCATTCTTTATTAAATACCCATTTCATGTTTTTTGGTGCTTTTTTCTTACTACCATACTTTCTACGCATAGCGTAAACATATTTAAATTGTTGTTTTGATTTGGCAGGCATATTTGAACATTTATTTTATTGGACAGTGACTAGCACTATAGATATATTTATGATTTAATCTTAATTTTACACCCATTGCCTCAGCCGCAGTTTCGACATCCGTAAGACATTCACCATCGGCACCACCAACAAGTATAACATCATTTACTTCACTTAAACCCTCATTGATATTTTGTGCCTCAACAACTTCTGTGAAAAGTTCATGAAGTTTTTTAGGCATATGATACCATTTGTGATTGTTACCAACATAGACTATTAATGTCCCTTCGTTTGTTGGAAAGAAATCACCTTTTTTTAGTTCATTTGCATCTTCTTTTGCACTCACTTCTTTATAAGTCTCTGGTGTAAGAACTTTTTTATAAAAGTCTGCATCAACATCATAATTATATCTTTTCTCAATCAAGTCTACCTGATTAGGAAAATGATAAAGATCTTTATGTATAGGAATTTCAGGATCTTCATCATACAGATAATCTTTATCAACATTCTTCCCGTCTACATGGTTATCCCAAATTTGATATACTTTACTAAATTCATTACAATACTTTTTTAGCTCATGAAGATAAACCTCATTAAAAAACTCTTTGAATGATTTTTGAACATCAACTACAATAAGAATGTCTTTACTACTATGACTTTCGAAGGTTTTTAGGTATCTCATTTACTATATATTATTTCTCATTTGTAGTTATTTCACCCTTAGCTTCAAGAAAAACTCTACGTACATTTTTTGGTTGTGCAATTGACCACTGTGTTCTTCTAGCTCTATATAATCGAGTTTTAGCAATTCTACTTACGGTAACGGCATCACCTTGATTACCACCTAATACGTGATAAAAATCCGTATCTTCACCAACATAGATACCAACGTGACCACCACCATCTCTTTTGAATGTAAGTATATCACCAAGTTCTGGTTTATCAATAGGATTACCCCAAGTAGCCCAGTTAAGAGCATATAGAGGATTTTTGACAACATCTTTACCCGCCATTTTAACAACATATCCAATAAATAGACCACACCAAGGAATAGAATCATTAGTATATACTTTTTGTAGACCTAATTTTTTAGCCCATTCCAAAATAAGAGGGTTATTTGCATTACCAACAGATTCTTTAGTTCCAATTAATTTAACTGCCTCAACTAAAATCTTTGGTCCAGATTCGGATTTTAACCATTCATACGACATTTTTTTTAAATTATTTTTTAAAAGTGTTTTGATAATATAAAGTCAGTAGCCTTTATTTCTTTATCATAGTTACTTATATCAAATTGATCAATAGAATCATCTCTCAACTTTTTAAGTCTAAATCTCCATTCAAGAAGCTTATCAACATCACCTGGTTGAAATTTGTTTTTAACATATCCTTTATAGGTTACCGTGTTTATAAACTCTAATTCTTTAAAACCTTCAAATAATTTTATATATTTCATATACTATATATTAAATAAAAAAACTCATCATTTCTGATGAGTTTTATAATTTCTAGATTCTAGTATTTTTATTAAAGTGGAAGTTCTTCTTCACCTTCTTCACCTTCTTCTTTTTCCTCACCTTCTTCACCTTCTTGAGCTTGTCCTTCCTGTGCCTGACCTTGTCCTTCCTGTGCCTGACCTTGTCCTTCTTGTGCCTGACCTTGTCCCTGTGCTTGTGGCTCTTCGAATTCTCCTTCTTGAGCTTCTTGTCCTTGTCCTTCTTGAGCTTGACCCTGTGGCTGTGCTTGTTCTTGTGACTGAGCCTGAGTTTGTGCTTGTGGTTGAGCGTCACCTTCAGTTTGTACCTGAACTTGTCCTTGACCTTGTGCCTGACCCTGACCTTGTGCACCACCCATTAATGCGTTTCCAGGAATTTTTTCTACGTCTGTATTGTTAATAGTTATATATTTTACAATCTCTTCAGCGATGTCAACATCACCAAAAAACTGACGAAGATTTTTTCCAGTAGTATCTTTTACTTTCTTAACATAAGAATTGATTAAAGATTGAGGAATATCAATCATAGTTTTAACCTTATATATGTCATTAACCTGAAGAACAGATTCTCTGATTATTTCTTCTCGGTTTTTTTGAATTCTAAAACTTTCAAATTGTCTGATATGTTTCATTTTTTTAGTTTAATTTTTTATATAGTTATATATTAAGTAAAAAATATCGTTTTTTTTCACTTTTTAAAATTCCATTGAAGTATATTATATTGAACACCAACACCTATTTGAATACCACTTGCAGGTAAAAGCGTAATAGGATTTAAACTTATTCCATATCCACCATAGATTCCTAATCCCCATCTTTTTGGCACAAAGTATTTTTTCAAAACTTCTGATTTTTTAGGATCAATAAGAGCACCATCTAATTTAGAAACTTTAAATCCAGGATAATCACTCTTAACAAATATTTCAAGAAATCCATCTTTATTTTCAGTCAATCCTGTTGACATACTCATATTAAGTTCATCTTTAATTATCTTCATTTTAGAAGTAGATAGTTTGAATGAACTATCAACATATACATCAAAATTTCCTTCAATAAGTCTATAATTTTCAGATGAATACTTATTACTTAAATCCCATTCAAAATTTTTTGTAAAGGTATTACCATTCCATTTACCAGGGTTTGTAGGTTTTATTTCAATGTAAGTAGTATCATGTACTATTTTTACAACGGTTTTAATGACAACTAATGGGTTATCTTTTAAATTTTTAACTTCATTTGCTAGATCAGCATTTAATTTTACCAAATCTTTGTTTTCAGAAATAAGAGCACCCTTTTCATAAACTAATTTTCCAGCTTTATCTTTATAAACTCTTAAAGAGTCTTTTAGTGTGAATACATTTTGTTTAAGTGTATTTATCTGACTACCACTTTCATTACATGATCTAATAAATAAAAACAAGAATAATATTGTTAATGCAAGTAATATATTTCTTTGAATAGAAATTTTCATATTTTTTTATAATATTTAGTTTATATATCAAAATATTATATATATATTTGTATATAAAATAAAAATAACTAAATATGCAATATAAAAGACTTATCTGTTTTGATTTTGATGATACATTATTCCACACACCTCTTCCTGAAGAAGGAAAACCAATCTGGAAAGAAAAAACTGGAACAGAATGGCCACATAGAGGTTGGTGGGGTAAACCAGAGTCAATCGATGACGAAATATTTGACATACCAAAAAATGAATGGACTTACCAAAGATATTTGGAAGCAGTGGCTGATACAGATGCTTATGTTATTTTAGCAACTGGGAGATTAGACAAAGTTCCAGGTATGAGAGATGGTGTCGAAAAGATTTTAAGAGATAATAATATACAATTTGACGAAGTACATTTAAACTGGGGAAGTGATACATTTATATTCAAATGCAATTTATTAGAGAGAGTAATTAAAAAATTAGGTGTTAATGAATTAAAATTCTATGATGATAGAGCCGAACATCTGCCTAAATTTGTCGAATGGGCAAAAGAACAGGATATAAAAAGTGAAATAATAGACGTTGTAAACAAAACAATAACAACTATTCAGGGTTCGAGTATATAATAAAAACAAAAAATAAGATAAAATCTATGGGTAAAATTAAAGAACAAGTAGAATCGAAAGTCGAAGAAATTCTTTCAAAACCTTATCGACTTGATCTACATAATGATGACTATAATTCATTTGATTGGGTAATAACATGTCTTATGAAAATATGTGATCATGAAGAGGATCAAGCAAGTCAATGTGCACATATAGTACATTTTAATGGAAAGTGTGATGTAAAATATGGAGATTATGAAACAATCTCAACAATGAAAGAAAAACTAAAAACGGCGGGACTTTCAGTAACTATGGAAGCAAATTAAAAAAACCACTCATTATGAGTGGTTTTTTTAATTTTTATTAAACCAATTTATTCCATTTATATTAGTACCGGTATTTCCCTTATTATTACGAGACATCATTTGTCTACGCACTTTTAATACCTGACCATAGTCGACACCCTGTACATAATCCATATTTCTCATACAATCATTAACATAAGTCATGAACTCTTTTGGTGAATTTTTATTACCCCATTCTTCAACCATTTCTTTAAACTCAGATTTGGAAAATATAGAAGTAGCATTGACAATAGTCATTACAGTATCATCATGTCCAACATCTGCAGCATATCTTACATTCCCTGCGGTTGTAACGTGTTTTACAAAAGTTGTAATTTCTCTGATGTTATCCTCATTAGTTATTTGAAATCCTCTACTATACATCAAATCTTGATAGTCTTTTACCATCATATTTTTATTTTCTCCAACTTTTAAACCAACTCTCTCTTCAGTGGAATCAATTCTATGTTTATATCTAACAAATACAGACGAACCATAGTTATTATTACCATCAAAAACATGTGGCATTTCCGCCAATAAAGTATTACCATAGTTATTTAACTCTAAAACAACTTTAACATTTTCCGGATTTAAATATTCAAATACTATTAAATATAGTAGCTCTGCCAATTGTTTAACAGATACAAAGTTATTTCTATATAAACCAACTTGTTCAAGTCTAAAGAAATCCGTTATAGATTTATATTTATGTTTTTGTATCTCTATTAATTCAACCGGTTTTTCAGAAATTTTGAATATATTAATAATAGAATAATCTTGACCCAAGCCTTCGGATATATCTACAGAAAGAACATATTTATATTCTCTTCTTTTAAGAGGTACATATGTTTCATCATCATCAATCCATTTAAGATCCTCATAAAGAAATCTAAGTTTATTTTTAAATTCAAAAATCTCTTCATAAACATAGTTCTTTTTAGACTTCAACAACTCATCTATTATGGCCTCATTTAAAAGAGACTTACTAGAGTTAATAAATCTTAACCCATACTCTTGATTAAAAGCATCTTCCCCACCAATATCTTTAACTGCCTCATCTTTCCAAGTAGTCATTTCAGAAATTGCTAATATCGAAGTCTCAAATCCATTTTTATCTAAAAAATTTAATGATTTTACTTGTTCATCTGTACAATTTTCATTGTTGAATACATGTATAACATCTTTTTGTTGATCTAAATTAAATTCAATCTTTATTTTTGTAACCTCACCAAAGGTATTTTGAACCAATTCAAATATATCATCTTTTGTAACTCCATATTCATATAGTTTATGTGAATTTAACCTTATATAGGTGACAAAACGACCCGGTACTTGATACCAATAAACTCTCATTGGTTTATAGTTATTCTTTAATGGATCACCATCAGGTCTTTCCGCATCAGTCAACAATCTATGAAATAAGTTCATACCATTAGGAGTTGAAGTAATAATAATTTTTGAGTTTTGTACTGCAGAAACGGTTGGGAATGCAGCAGTATAATATGGTTCAATAATATTTGAAGGAATATGCGCAAACTCATCTAAGTATAGAACGTCAATGGTAAAACCAATTGCAGGAGTTTTAGATCTAGCAGAAGTTTTTATTCTACATCCGTTCTCAAACGTAAGAGATTTTTGATTCCATGTCTTTACTCCTGGTTTCAAAAAGAATGGAAGAAGTGTATAAATTGATTTTACTTTATCAACAATCTCAATTGCAGTATCACCTTTATTGGCAACAATCATACAGTTTTTATCATTATTGAATAATATTGTATGTAATATGAAAATTGCAGAAGACACGGTCTTACCAACCTGTCTAGACGCCATAAGTATATTAAATCTATTATTTACAAAGTTGTCTAATATCTCTTTTTGATAATCTCTAAGAGTAATCGAACCAACAGATCCATCTTCTCTTTTTGTCTTACAATACTTTTCAGTAAAATAGTGTATATCTAATGCACATCTTACATATTCATGTTGTTCTTCAGTTGTCATTCTAAATGAGACACCTGCTCTTCTGATACCGACCTCACTTTTCATCCAAGGATTCTGATATCTTTTTACAACAATACCGTCGTTTATTTTATCAGTTGCCTCATCGACAATTTTGCTGGTAAAAATCATCTGCCTTTCGGTTTCGTTTGCTTTTACAGCCATATATAGTATTTTTTATTTTTGTATATATAAAAGAGTAAAAGTGGAAAAAATACACTTTTTTCTATTTATATATACTATATGGGAAGGAAATCAGGTGTCAACAAGCTAAAAGTGGGTTTCTCTATTGATATAGAGACCTATAAAGAGTTCGAGCAGTATTGCGAAGAGAACTCTATAAATAAATCTAAACTAATAGATAAAATATTAAAAGGTTTCTTAGAAAAAGAAGATGCCAAACTTACCAAAAATAATTATGTTTAAAAATGTCTAAAGAAGAAAACGAAAAAAACAGAATAAAGTACGAGTTTGATGAGATACAATCAGAAAATGGAGATTTTGATTTTTCCAAACACCTAGCTAGACCAGAGGATTTACCCGATTTAGGCGAAATTGAAATATATGACTATGATTCGGATCTTACAGTTGCTAGTCAGCAAGCAATGGATGTATTAGAACCATTGGTGGATTTATATCTTGGAGACGTTCCTAAACTAAAAGAACATCCTTACATAAAAAGTAAGATGAAAGAAGATGCAATGGTATATGCAGAAGCAATCTTTTTAACAAAAATGACCAGAAAAAACCTACTTTCACAAATGAGACAGGTAGATAATGGTGATAATTCTGCAAGAATGCATGAAGTAGTCAATCAAACAGTCGGACAAATAAGAGAAAATGCAAAGTTTCTTTCAGGACAAAAAACAGAGCTTGAAAAGTTTTATAAGACTCTAAGAAAAGATTTAGGATATGAAGAAATAGAACAAGAACCTCAAATTTCTGAAGAAGTAGAATCAAAAAGTTCTGAAGGTGTAATTACAACAAACCGTGATTTGAACGAGATGATAAAACAAGCAATGCTCAACAAAGCACAGGATAAAAATAAATAACTATTTTTTCCAGTTGAATTTTTCAAATGTTTTTATAAGATTATGATATTCAACTACTACTTTTGTTTTAGAGAATCTTTTAACTTTATTAGGACTCACAAAATTAACATAAAGAACTGTTTCAGATTTTAAAAAGTCCTTTATTTTAGACTTTAAAGTATTCTCACTATTATCAATTATAAGTTGTAGAAGTTTGTTACAATCTATTGCAAGGCTAATAGTATTTTCATCATCTTCATAGAATTCAATAGAATCATACTTCGGAAGTTCTTCTTCAGTAAATCTATCACCGTCAGTTTTCATTCCAATGAGATGTTGAAGAAGAAGTCTTACTTTTTTGTGCGAAACCTCATCTAAATCTCTATTATAGAAAGTATCAGATATAAAATAATATTTTTTAATAGATAAACCAATCTTTTCAAATTTTTCCTCAATTTTTTTAATTATCTTTTCGTAATTTTTTTTAGTATTCTTTGAACAAATAAAATATATATCATCTGTTGTGTTTTTAAGATGTTGAATGTTTTCAACATTAATATCATAATCAAGTGAATCTATAACTTCAGGATTCATATATTCCTGCATAGAAAATATAAGATTTGTAATATTTATCTTTAAATTCTTACATTTTATCTTAATATCATTCATTAATGTATCAGGTAACCAATATGTTGAACCCCCAAAATATATTGAATTATCTCTACTTTTATAGATTCCACTTTTTATTAGATTAAAGTCAGATTGTGATATTTTAATAATAGGCACTTTAGGATTTGTTTTATCAACTATCCAAACTTTATTACTCATAACCAAAATTGTTTCTATGTCAAAAAAATGTGCTTTCATTATTTAAAATTTGTTACTTTATATCTTATTTGGTGTGGCGTATTATCAAATCTACTACCTTCATATTCTTTGTCAGTCCAAGATACTCCACCACTCAATTCATTATCAAAACTTCTACATTTGGAACAGTTATTAGGTGGTGTTTTAACACCATCAATATCAATCATATCATTTTCATAATAAACAAAAGTTGCCTTACACCAAGGATTTTTACATATCTCTGTTAATTCCATATAATATATATTAAAAAATAAAACCCATCATTTGATGGGTTTTATTTATTTTTAAATACTTAATTATTTTATTTTATCATGTTTTTACTTAATGCAAAATCATATAATGTTGGTAAACTTAGATATTTATAATAGTTGGTTCTTATATCTTTTAGTTTTTTATTTCTTTTAATTATGTTAAAGATTAACATTCCAAATTCTTCTTGAAAATCCAAATAACAATCACACCAAGGCTTATTATAGTTTTCTAATGTTCTCCATTCGGTATAACCACCTGTAAGCCAAAATAGTGATTTTTCTGGAGTGATAAAATCAATATTTATATCATCTAATTGTAAATTCCATAATTCATCATTCCAATCCAATTTTCTCATTAATAAAGCAACTGCTTCTGCAATGTCACTAGTCAATTCGTTTCCGATTTCGAAAAAGTATGTTCCTTCTTCTTTCGTTACTCTAACAATTCCGTTGTTATAAACATCGTTCTTGCCTACAGACTTTAGAGCTAGTTTTCTCCTTTTCATAATTGTTCTATTTTATTTTTTGATCAACTATAATTTGATACCATCTTTCCAATCACCATCAAAAATTCCATTTTCAAAAATTCCATTTTCCCATGTTCCATGAAAAGATCCTCCTTTAAATATACCATAGTACCAATTTCCCGAATAGAAGTCACCACTATGCCAAATTATAGTATCTTTTTTTAGCTCAAGAACTGAATTTTCAATCTCAGAATCTATAAGCCAGTAAAATTTATTAGATTGTAATATTTTATTTATTTCTTTTTCATTGGTAAAGACTTTACCATTGTATTTTAATTCCAGATATCTCATTTTTGGAGATTTTTTTTATACGTTATATATTTACTTTTAAAGTATTAAAAATACATAATGTCAAATAATGGCGGATTTTTTAAGATTTTAAAAAATAAAAAAAAGCCACCTATAATAGGTGGCTTTTATTTTGTTTTATTATTATAAATTATCTAAAAAGTTCTTTTCTTCAATTGTTAACGAATCTTTACCATACTTAAATATCTTTTCTAAGATGATATCCACATCAAAGACAACTGGTTCTGCAATCACCTGATATGGTTTAATCAATGACAACTCTTCTAAAAAAACATTAAACATTCTAACTTTATTGAAGTCTTTTATCTTAAAGGCATTATCTTCAATAACCGTAAATGCAACAGAAACCCCTTCTTTAGTAAACCAAACTTTAGCATAAGTCTTTTTTTTGAAATCTACAAGTCCTTCATAAGAAAAACCATATTCAGCGCTTAAGTTTTTTAACTCATTTTCATTCAATATTGTAAAGTCTACACAGATTATATCTTTCATGGTTTTATTTATTTGTTTGTTTTACAAATATAGGCAAACTATATTGTTTAAACAAACAAAATGTGTATTATTTTTTTAATATATAAAAAAAATAAAATTTTAAAATGAAATATCTTAATAAGAGAGATGAGTTTTTGAAAAACTATAATAATATTTTAAACATAAAGAAAAACTATATACCTAATGAGTCTATCAATGAGGAAAATGACAATGCTGGTCCATTTTCAAATGATATTGGTTGGGGTGATTCTTTATTAGGAAGATTGATAAATTCTGCAATAAGAAAGGCTAAAATTGGTGCAAATCTTATTAGAATAAAAGCAGTTGAACAAAGACTTAGAGACGCAATGGATGAACTTTTATTAAATACATCTGTTGCCGAATTAGATGAGAATGATAAAAAGTTATATGCAAAAGCTCTTATAACAACTTATCTTATTGCCTTACAAGAAGGAGTTGAAAAGGGAAGTTCTATGGATGAATTAAAAAGTCTAACAGAAACTGCAATAAGTGCAGTCGAAAGTAGTGAAGATTTAGAAGATAAAAATGAATTATTAAGACAACTTAATGAATGGTCTAAGTTCTTAAATGAGTTTGAGGAAGAAGGACAGGAAGAAGGACAGGAAGAAGGACAGGAAGAAGGACAGGAAGAAGGACAGGAAGAAGAAGAAAACTCTGAAGAAATAATGAATGAAACTGAAGCACAATTTGGTAACTTCAAATATTTATTTAACATGTTATTAATATTCAAAGGAATTGAATCCGAAAGAATTGAATACAATAAAAATAGAACGACATCCACAGCAGGAACTTCAAGTGTTACAGGAACTTCAAGTGTTACAGGAACTTCAGGAACATCTGGTACTCAAGCTCAAGATCAAGAACAAGTTGTACCAACAAAAGATACTCAAGCTCAAGCACAAGCTCAAGCACAAGCTCAAGCACAAGGTAAAGCCGCTAGTGGTGGTGGTAAAATAGGACAAACGGTTAAACAGAATTCATCAGTATCTTTATTAAAATATGATGAATTTAAAAGAATAAATGAAGGAATAGGTAAAGCCGTAGGTGGGGTCGTAGGAAAGGTATTTAAATTTATCACCGGTGGAAAAGACGAAAGAAAATTAGATACAGAAACAGAGAAACTATGGAATTCTTTGAGTCAGGTGTATAAAATTTTCACACAAGCTGGAGAAGGTAGTATCTTATCAAAGGATAGTGATTTTCATAGATTTTTAAAACTTACACCTGAACAGATAGAAGGAGATCCTAAATTAAGATTAACATATAATAGATATAAAACAAATATATCAAAAATATACAGTTTTGTTAGATCCGAAAATGGAATAACAGAAGGAATTGATGATATATTAGGAAAGTCAGAAGATATGGGTAAAAAAATATCTATGTTATATTCGGTGACTAAGACAAAACCAGATGGTAGTTTCCCACAATACCCAGGAACGATTGGAGAAGTTTGGGATGAACTTGTCGAAAACATTGAAGGTTTCAACAAATACATGAAAAATGTATTTGCAATTGAAAGTAAATGGAAAGTTGGAGACAAAGTATCTTGGAAAAGTGATAAGACAGGAAATACAATATCACAAGATATATTAAGAATCGATGGTAAAAAATTAGTCTTCAAAGATAAAAAAGGAGAAGAATATACAAAGTTCATGTCAGAAGTCGAAAAGGTAGAGGAATCTATGAATGAGGCACAGGGTCAAGGACAGGCACAGGGTCAAGGACAGACACAGGGTCAAGGTCAAGTACAGGATCAACCAGAAAAAGAAGAAAATCAACCAGAAAAAGAAGAAAAAGATGGTGAAGTATCTGGTTGGAAAAATCCAAATAGTGTTACCAGAATACAAGATTGGTGGGGTAAGAAAATGGATTTAAAAAGATGGATGTTGGAAAAAACTGAATTTGAAAAAATAAGAATAAACTTAGATAAAAAACTTGCTGAGAAAAAAGACTCTGTTGTTATAAATGAAATGGATCCAGTATTAGAGATTGTGAAAGTATTTAATAGAGCATATAAGTTACACACAACTCAAGTTATTCCAACTGGAAGATCTGGTGGAAAAGTTTCAAACAAAACCTTTATGGAATATCATTGTTTTGGTGGTGGAACTCCTGCAAATGCTGGTGAAGGTGGTGGACCATACAGAAATAATGCAATATTCAATCAATGGGAAGATTGTGTTAATGATGTTAAAAAGGATAAAAGATACCAATGTATATTCAATGTTGGAACAAGAATAAAAGTTGGTAATGAGTATATAGAAAAGGCAGGTATGAATCTTAGAAAGTTTATGACAGATATGCTAGATGGTGATGAACTATACAAAGGTGGATCTGGAAAAGAACAAGGTGCGCAAGCAAAATTCTTAGATAAATACTTTGGCTATAAAGCAGATCCAGAAGGAAAAGACACTTATTATGGAGATGATAAAGATGTAGTAACTGATGTTGCAGGTAAAATAAACCCTATAAAATTGACAACATTAAATAGTAATACCGCATTAGATTATGATGGTGATTTAAACAATTTAAAAAACACATTCTTTTCATTAAAACTGAAAGAAAAAAGAAGTAATGTAGAAAGAACCTATTTTTTCTATATACAGGACATAAAAGGTGATATTGCTTATTTAAGTTATTCATTAACTTCATTTCATATGAAAAACTATATAAAAAATAGTAATGGTGGAGTAAAGGTAGATGATTCTTCTTTCGGAATAAATGATGAAAAATTAAATGGGAATCCATATGCAATAAGAGCAACAACGATTCCATTAAGTAAACTTTATAAAAACGATGGTGCGTTCGCATTAAGTACATCAATTGATATACGTGCAATATCCAAACAAACCGAACATGACAGAGCAACAGACGTTGATAAAGTAAATAATAGCATTTCAAATAGACAATATATTTTAGAAGATACTATTTCTTATACAGTAGTAGGTGCCAAACATATAGTAGATCTAAAAGATTCAAAAAGAATAAAAGTAAAACAAAGTGGTGTAAGTACAACAATGAATACATATGGTGGATATGAAAACATATCAACGGTGAATGATATCACAAATGCCAAAATAGAAAACAAATAAGATGAAATACTTAAAAAAATTTAAACACTTTGAAAATATAGAAGTAGATGCCAAAGATGAACCAGATTTAAAATTGGCAAAAGAGGAGGTAAATGATTTGGAAAAAAATTTAAAAGAATTCCCGACAATCAAGGCCGAATTAGACAAAGCATTTATGGACATAAAAAGTGATAAAGATAATGAGGCTTTAAACAAAAGAATCGATGAAATAAAAGAAAAGTTTCCTGAAAACACACTTATAGATGAATATACACGAATGATGAATATTCAAATTAGAATAAAATATATTCAGGACGAATTATTAAAGTATAACGATGATTTATTTAAAAATGAAGAAGATCTTAAACAAATATCAACAGATAAAGGAGATACTACTGCAAAATCTAAAACAATAAACGATATTAAAAATGCACAAAAAGTTAAAAATCAAGAAGTATCGAATTTAAAAAAAGAACTTTTAGTTGCAGAAAAGGATCTTAAAAAGAGAATGGATGATATAAAACGAGAAATGCAAGATTCTTCAAAAAAAATAGCTACTATTTAGTAAAAATAGAAAAATATCGCTTTTTACATTTTATATATACCTTAACTATAAAAAAAATTAACTAAAAAATATGGCAATTCAAATTGGAAAATACAAAAGACCTGGAATATTCCTAGAGGAATATGATAACTCAGTTATCTCTTCTCCAGTTGTTGAAGGACTTACAAACTTAGTAATTGGTGTCTCCAAAAAAGGACCTGTTAATACACCGATAAGAGTTAGTAACGTAAATGACTTAGAAATAATATTCGGTCAATTGGATCGAGGATTGGAAAGAAAAGGTTCATTCTTCCACAGAACTGTTTCTAAAATGTTAGAGACTTCACCGGTTTATGCAATAAACCTATTACTTACCAATGACAACTTAGATGTTATTGAATATAAATCATTATCTACTTCGGCAGACTACTTAAACGATATTGAGAGAGAAGGTCCTTATAGAAGATTTTTTGATACTACAGGTTTTTGGAAAAGAGACACTGAGTCTTTTATAAACCTTACTAAAAATAATATTGGATATTCTGATAGAGCATTTAGTTTAACTAATTTATCAGATAAATTTGCAACAGTATTTGTTTTTAAATCTGCTATTTCAGGATTCGACAGAAGTCTTATCGAATGGTATGGTTCTGAAGATAAAATGCCTCCTTATGTTGGTGTTAATGATTATGCATCAGATTATATGGTTGATGTTGTTATTGTTAGTGGTGATTGGTCTGATTACAAATCTTTAGCAGTAGACTCTAAATGGAGTGCATACTTCAATGCAACAGGACTTAGAAAAGAAAAAGTAAGAGAGTTTGCTAATGATAGAAATATATCACTTTTGGCATACTACGAAGGACTTTCTTTAATTCCATATTTTAGAGATTCAAACGGTAGAAATATTTTTATCGAAACTGTAGTAAACAGAGATACAGATAGAACAGGAATATTTTGTGCATTTAACAACGACTTAGTTGAAACAGACTTTTTTAATGGAAAATTAGATTTAATTGGACATACAATTGCAGGTAAAAATGAAACTAATATTGATTTTCTTTCTTATCAAGATGTAATTTCTGAAGAAATTGAAATCGTTTCAAATCCATTAGATTTACCAGGAAACGTAACCGCATTATTGGGTGGTTCTAATACTTGGGCTTATAATTCTCAAGGAACAAATCACGCATACGGAACTCCTAAAACTAAAGGATGGGTTTCAAATGGTGATGAAAGAACTGCATACTTCTCAGAAGGATATATCTATAATATCGAATTGGATACTTTAGGTGAGGCAAATCCATATTTTGGAACAAATTCCATTGTTGCAACATATTCATTAGTAAATAGTGACTATGAACCATTTATGGTTGTAGGTGATAAAAAAGTAACTTTAGATTCAAATTCTGTTACTCTTTCTATATCTACAAGTAATTATCCATATAGTACAACATCTGCAACATATTCTTCTGCATTTGTAATAGACTCAACAGGTAAATTCAAAGTAGTAAATAGTACTAATTCAAAAAATCCAGCAGTTGCTTCTTCTGATACAGTTTTAGCATATGTAAAATTTAGAGTTTTAGGTCAAAATTTAACAGGAAGTCCTGTTTGGGAAAACATAAACATACAAAGTGGAGGATTCAAAAACTTTGTGTTTGGAAATACATCAGGTGCCGATTATTACGTTGAACCAGTTGTTGGTGCAACAGGATCAATAAAAGTATCATTTACAGATACAGACACATCTTTAAGTGTTAAAGAATATGCACAATATAGAAGATTTAAAATGTTCAACAGACTTGTTGATTTAATTGATAGTCCAAATAAAGAAAAAATGGTTATGTTAAAAAGCCATGACGGAAACAAAGGAAACAAAATAAGTTTGGCAGATGTTTCAATATCTAATATTGTTACTTCTTCAACTCAAGATAAATCTTTTGAACTTAAACTTCCAGTTGACATTTCTGATATTTCTGATATATTAAATGGCTTCTTAGTATTCTACACAGAAGATAATGAGTTTATATTAGGGGCAAAAGGTGTAAAAACTAAAGCAGAAGTTGCAAATGGTGTTGAATTTGGTGTAGTTGCTAAATATTCTAAATTATATAAAAGATATTATGAAGGTGTTGTAAACACAGGAGATTTCTTCAATGCCAACAAAACACCACAATCTATATTAGAAAAAGCAAATGATACACCTTATGTAGTTGACGCTGAATATATATCAGATGTTTACTTCTTTGACGGAGAATCTGCAGTAACAGTATTTGGATTAACTGCTGGAATAAATGTAGGTATGACATCTTCATTTGCAGGTTATGATTATATTGGATTTAGATCTTCAGAATTAATAGATTTTTCAACTTATGATGTAATCTCTATAAAAGGAGCTTCTATAAACACAGGAACATTTACTATTGTATCAAGTGATTTAAAATCAAATATAGATCCTTCTGGTCTTTTATTTGACTATGTATTTAGAGTAAATGAAGAAACTTCATACGAAAGAGTTCAAAATGTTTCTATAATAAAAGATTACAATACTAAACATTACCTTAAAATGTATGTTGAAGGAGAAAGTTTAAATGTTTCATTTATGGACGAAACTTTTACAGCATACGAAGAAGTTGATGTAAACACCGCAGGAACTTTTGAAATAACATCTGCAATTACAAACTATAAACAATCTTTAGAAATTGAAGTTCCTACTGGATATGTTCAAGTTCCTAATAAAGTTTTAGTTAACAGTTCAAGATATACAGAAGTTAAAGTAGGTGATTTCTTAGAAGCGTTCTATGATGAGACTACATTACATATCGGTCAATATCCTAGAAAACTTACAAGAATTATTTCTAAAAGACAATATGCTGGAAATCCAGATTTAGTAGAAATTACATGTGATTCAAAAATCAAAGTAACTGCATTTGGTACAGATTTACAAACAATGAGATACAAAACTGTTGATAACTATGCAACAACATATAAAGCAATCTCTTTAAAAGGATTTAGAGTAAGAGAAGCATCTTTACCTGATGGTACTGAAGCTAGACAAAATGCTCTATTGAATCTTGTTGCTAAAGGAACACCATTGTTTAAGGCAATAACTAATAAAGAAGCAATTGACTTTAGATACTTAATCGATTCATTTGGATTAGGATTAACTGAAAGATCTAAACAACAATTAGTTGATATTTGTGGTGAAAGATTAGATGCGTTTGGATTCTTAAACATGCCTTCTATGAAGTCATTTAAAAACTCAAGCTCACCAACATTCGTAAACTCTGAAGGTGTTCTTCAAACTGAGTTTATCGCAAAAGGTGGTGATCCTGAAAGTGGACCTGCATTCCTTTACTCATTTGGAGAAGGTGCTGGTACAACATGTGTTGGTTACTTTATGCCTTACTTATCAGTAAATGATAACGGAAGACCATTAGATATGCCACCAGCATCATATGTTGCAACAACATATATGAGAAAACATATATCAAATGTTGCATCTATAACACCTTGGACAATTGCAGCGGGTGTTACTAATGGTAGAATTACAAATATCACAGGATTAGAAATGGATTTCACACCATCAGATATCGAATGGTTAAATGGTGCACAAATTAACCCAATCGTTTTCAAAAGAAATAGAGGAAATGTTATCGAAACTGAAAATACTGCACAAGTTCTTTATAAATCGGCACTTTCTTACATACACGTTAGAGAAGTACTTATCGAACTTGAAAGAGAATTATCAAGAATGTTGTTAGACTTCCAATGGAGATATAATACACCAGACATTAGATCTGAGATTAAACTTAGAGCAGATGTTATTTGTGAAGCATATGTGAGCAAAAATGGTTTATATAACTACTTCAACAAAATGGATGAAGAAAACAATACTAATGAAGTTATTGATAATCAAATTGGTGTACTTGATACATATGTAGAACCAATCAAAGGTATGGGAGTTATCGTGAATAACGTAACCATTCTAAGAACTGGTGCTATCAATGCAGGTGGATTCCAATAAGAATTAATTTATAAACAAAAAACCTCAAATTTATTTGAGGTTTTTTTTATTTATAAAAACTTTATAGATATTTGTCGATATAAGGAAGAGAGATATATCTAATATATATCCTAAAAAATAACAAATAATATTATGTCTAAAGAACAAGAAATGAGTGAAGAAGACTACCTAAAAAGACATCTAAGCGATTTGGATGCAGGTAAGAATCAGAACGTATTCAATGACAATACTACACAAAAACCAGTTGTAGAAGGAACAAAAGTAAGCGATTTACAATACTTTAATTTTGATATTAGAGAATTACCATGTGGACAATTCTATCCTACAGGAACTCTTTTTATGGTAAGACCAGCACAAGTAAAAGAAATTCAAGCATACTCTATGGTAGATGACAATAACTTTTATGATATAGTAGAAAAAATGAATGATATTCTACAATCATGCGTAAGAGTTAAATATTCGGATGGTAGAATAGGATCGTATCTTGATATCAAAGACCAAGATAGATTGTTTTTAGTTTTTCTTATTAGAGAACTTACTTTTCAAGCAGGTAATTCATTATCAGTAAATGCAAAATGTGGTTGCGGTGATGAAGTTGCAATCGAGCTTAGAAAAGAGAACTTTGTATTCCACGACATAGATGTAAAATTAGAAAAGTTCTATAATAGAAATTCTGGATCTTATAACTTTAAAACCGTTAATGGTAAATCGTTTGAGTTAACACCACCTAACATTGGTCTACAAAAGGCATTTACTGAGTATATCATGAAGGAAAACAATGAAAAAAGAAATCCTAATTTAGCATTTTTGAAAATAATTCCATTTATGATGAATGGTAGAAGTTCTATAACATATGAAGGAATTAAATCCAAAGTAAAAGAATTCGAAGAAATGGATGATATCTCATTTCAATTCTTGAATGCAGCAGTGGGCAAGATGACATTCGGAATAAAAGAACTAAAAAAAATGTGTCCGTGTGGTGAGGAGGTCCACACAGATATGCAGTTTCCCAACGGAGCCTCAAGTATTTTCGTTATTCATGATGCCTTTGAAGCATATATTAAAGAATAAATTAATGCTTCAAAAACATTTTCATACACAAGAAGCCTCAATGGATGAATGGCCATTTTGGTTATTTGAAGAGAATATAAAAATTGTAAATGAAATTGCCGAAGATGAAGAAAAACAAAGAAAGAAAGACGAAGGAGAACAACAAAAAGGAATGCCCGATACAAATTCAATGATGAAGAATGCTTCAAATATGACAAGTAATATGAGTATGCCTAAATTCTAATAAAAAACCGCTAATAATTAGCGGTTTTTCTATATAAAAAAAATCACTTAAAATTAAGTGATTTTTTTTATTATTAATATCCAGAAATAAGTGGTGGATTAATAGAGAATCCAGAATCAATATATTCATCGATAAAGTAGTCATATAAAAAGTCGGCATTTACTGTTTGAACGATCTCATTTGATGCCCAATCAAGTTCATATCCTGCAAGTTTTGATATTTGACAGTTTTGAAAAGTAACTCTTCTCAATACAACACCCTTTTTATCATGTTGGTTTACAATAATAGTTCCAATCAAATCACTTTTATAGTGAAGCGATCCATTTTGTGAGTTAAAAAGTAAATCATACCAAGCTTTTAATGTATTCCAAACTTCCATAGAACCGTTGTTATTTACATTTACCTGAAAAGGTATCTGTAAAGTACCACTGGTTTTAGATGGAGTTGTTTGAAATTGTCTTGTAGAGTATTTGAATCTTTGCTCTTTAGCTGCAATTTCAAACTCTGTTAAGTTTGCTAAACTTATTTTAGTAGCATTCTCTAACAATAAAAGAGGATCTCTTTTTTGTGCCTGTAAAATAACAGGAAGAATAAACGTAATCTCAAAAAGGTTAGTGTATACTACTTCATCTGGAAGCGTTCCAGGTCCACCTGGTGAGCCAACATTGGAAATCTGCGTATAATGTGGTAATGGCATATTTTTTTATTTATTTTTTATGTAACTGCTAAGCAATTATAATGTATATATTAATATTTTTTCGTCTTCTGTTTTTAACAGATCTAACTATAATGTATATATTATATTAAAAAAGCAATTTTTTTCCATTTTT